TCACGGCTCGGATTTCGTCGTCTTCCTGCGGGCCAAACGGAGCTCGGCAACGCGGCTTGATTGGGCGATCCCGCCCCGGTTGTAGATCATCGTTGTGGACATCTGCCGATGTGTCGCGGTGCGCATCACATCTGCGGCATCGGCCCCGGCTTCGAAGGCCTCGCTGACCGCACCGGCGCGGCTGTCCATGTTGCGGACATCATCAGGCCAGCCCGCCGCACGGGCGATCTTGCGGAATGTCCGGGAGAAATGCCCGGCGCTCCACGGGCGTCCGGTCTTCTCGTCGATCAGGACGGGGCCGATCTGTCGCTCCGCCGGGATCTTGGCGAGCTCGGCCACGACATCCGGATAGAGCGACAGGCTGTGCTCGGCGACCTCAAGGCCGTTCGACTTGCTCGTCGGCTTTCGGAGCACAAGATCGTTGTCGATCTGGTTCCATGTCAGCCCCCATTGCCAGACGCGCGGGCCGTCCGTGATCGCGCCCTCGATCTCCTGTCGCTCGGCGCGCCCGGGCGTCACCCATTCCCCGATCACATCCTTCTGCCTCAGCCCAAGATCGAACTGCAGCGTGATTGCGAGCGCGATCGACGGGCGCCCGGCCTCGTGCGCGGCTTTTCGCAGCGCCTCGATCTGCTGATAGCTGGGTCGCGCCGAACGCTTCGGCGGCGTCTTGAACTCCATGTGCTTCAGCATGCCGGAGAGCCGGAGACTGGGATCGTCACCGATCTCGACACCGTAGGAGAGCACGCGCCGGAGCGTCTGGACGCAGGCGTAGCCGCCGCGCTGGCCGTAGAGATCGACCCATTCGCGGTGCCAGCGCCGCACGGTCTGGCCGACGACCTTGCCGACGATGACCTGGCCGACGGTTTCCTTGATGTTGGCGGTGTAGCGATCATAAAACCGCTGCGTCGCGTCGCGGCGCTCGTGATAGGGCGAATCGGGATCGGTGAGGAATGCATCGCAAAGCCATGCGATTGTGCCGAGGGGTTGTCGGTTGCCGGTGGCGACTCGCCCGGCCTTCCATTCGAACATCTCGGCAGTGAGGCGCCGGCAGGTAGCCGCCATGCGCAGGAAGTCGTCGGGGTTGCTTGGATTGCCGGGCAGTTTCTGGGTCTTCGGTGTATACCCTCGCTTCACGAGGTCTGGGTTTGCAACCCAGTAGCAGTCAATCCGACCGCTGGGGCGCGTCAGCCTTCGCAGGCCGGGCGCGTCGAGATCTGATTTCATCGAACCGTTCTCCCTCTGTTGACGTGTCGATTTCGGGTGGCGCTTCCTTAATCAGCCTGACGCGCCGATCGTAGAAGGCCTTGACGGCAGGCCAGTACCTTCCGCCATAGACGGGATCGATTCTCGGCAATCCGTGGCGTTCTTCAAGCCTCGCGATCTCCGGCCACTTGCCGGCGCGTTCACCGAGCAGGATCTTTGCCAACTCGGTCTCGCTCGGATAGAGGCATTTCGGCTCGCGCGGCATGGTCATCAATCCTCGATGACGCTCTTGCAGAGCCGGTGCTGGAGGTACGACACGCCGGAGACGAGTTGATGGAGTTGGTCGCCGTCCTCACGCTCCCACATCGTGCCTACACTGCCGCCGGCATACACGACGACCACGGCAACGCTGCGCACTTCTCCTTTGCGTGCACTTTCCGCGACTTCTTTCAGGAGCTCCGCGCACCGTTCTGCCGGCGCGCGATTCGGGATGAGAGTGACATCAGCCATCACCCGTCTCCCTTGATTTCGTCGAGCGCGGTGCGGGCGCGATCCCCGAAATCCAGCTCGCTATAAAAATCAGGCACGTCTCCGGAGGGGTCAGCGTAAAATTCCAACGCCCCTCTCGCCCTCTTCAGCTTCGCCTCAGCGGCCTTGGCACGCTGGTAGTTTCGTTGTGACGTTTCTGCCCATTCATCGCAGGCCGTGCGAAGCTGCGTAAGTTCCGCCTTTGCGGCCTCGGCGCGGGCTTTCCATTTCTCCCGCTCGTCGGCTAATCCATAGACTTCCTTGTTTGCGCGATCGCGCTCGGCGGCAAGGGCGCGGATCGTGGCGGCTGCAATGCAGACGGTCTCCACGTCTTGCTGCGTAACCGGCAATCCCTGTGACATGGCGATCTCGGAAAGCGGCCCGGTGCAGAGTGCGTCCACCGCCTCGGTGCTTGTGTCTATGCTCATGCCCCGCCCTCCTTCGGCATCGCATCAATGTTGCAGTGGTGGACGATGAAGGTGTAAGCCGCTACCCAATCGTTGCGATCCCATGCGCCGGGCCCGTGGAGGCTGTTCCAGAGGGTGCGGAAGCTGCCAATCGAGGAAAGCCATTGTCCGGGTTCTGCGCCGTCGCCATACCAGCGGTAGCCCGACAAATCCGGATCGATCCCGTCATACGGCTCAACACCCTCTGCGATCGCATCCGCCTCGCTGATATCCTGCAACCGCATCACCCGCACGTCTGTGACGAGGAGGGTGATGCGTGACGCCCAGCGGGGCATGAACATGGGCGGGCGGAGGCGGCCGGCCCGGATCATCGAGCACGCCGGCTCGATCAGCCAATTGTTCGCCGGGTATCCGCGCGGCTCATGTTGCGACAGTTTCGATGCGGGCAAGTGATCCATCTGCGCATCAAAGACGTGCTGCTCTTTCACCCAAAGCCGATCTCCGGGGGCGTAGGGCGTCTTGATATTCGCGCCGACGCCCATTCCATCGATCAGCTGCCAGTGTCGCAAACCTGCGCGCTCGGCTCGCCATCCTGAAAATACGGCGTTGGCATCGTCCTCCCAGGTGATTTTGGGCAGGCGCCGCGTCTGCGTCTTCCCCGTGCCGGGCGCCTCAATCTCTCGCAGGAGCGCGCGGATCATCGGGGCGGTGAAGGGTATAGGGAGATCACTCATCTCTTATCCGCCTGTTCTGCCGTGGATTTGCAGCGGTCGTGCTCGCCGCTCTCGGTGAGTCTCAGCCGTTGCTCTTTGGTGATCCCCTCGAAGAATGTCCGGTACTCGGTCATGCCGCCCATGGCCGCGCTGCGGGCGCGGTCGATCAGGTCGTCAACCGGATCGGCGGGCCGGTCTCCGGGAAAATCGTCGCCCGCGTCATCCGGGAGGGGAGCCTGTGACGCGGGCGACGAGGTGCCGGCTCGGGAGGATTGAGCCGGATCCGTACCGCCGCGCGCCCATCGGGCCAGTGCGCGGCCTGTATCCTCGGAGAGCGGGCGGTCGAGCGGGACTGCCGCGCGGTGCTGCTCCTGGAGCTTGATCGGGATCGGAAAGCCGGGGCGCTCGGGGGAGAGCACGAACGAAACCGTCATCTCGTAGGGCAGCCGCTTCTCGCAGATCGGCGACCAGCGCTCCGCCGGCGGAAGATCCTTCGCCTGGGTGATGACGGTGCGCTCGCGACCGCGATCGTCCTTCACCTTCTCCATGCGCATCTTCTCGTCGGCGCGCAGGCACAGCACGACGTGGCAGCGGACCTGCAGGAGCTTCGAAACGAACCGCTTATGCGCGCCCTTCGGCCCCTTCCATGCACCGACGCTGAGCCGGTCGGCGGTCTTCACCGGGTCGAATTCCCAGTTGCCGCGGTGGTTCTTGCGGGCCTGCTCGACCTGCTCCTCGAGGATTGCGGCGTGCATGTCCTGGACACCGCCCTCGCCTTCCCAGAGGTGCGAGGCGCTGTCGATCACGACAACCTCGAACCCGGCGGCGTCGGCCTTCTGGATCGCCTCGGTGTAATGCTCCGGGCTGAACGGCGGGCGCATGTCGGCGTGCTGAAACGCGAACTTGAACTCGCCCGGGGATTCGCCGGGTGCAACGGCATAGTGCAGGGCCCGCTTGGCCTCGGTGTCGATAAAAGCGACGCGGCTGTCATCGCCGTCGGCAAGGCCGCGTGCGACCTTGAGGGCGCTCAGCGTCTTCCCGGACCCGGACACGCCGGCGATCGATATCAGCAGCGAGACCCGCTCGCGGATGGCGGGGGCGAAGGTGAAGGTCATAGGTCGCTGCCTTTCTCGTGCGCCTTCAAGGCATCATCGACGAGTTGGCGATCTTCGATCGTTTCGAGGATCGCGCCGTAGTTCCATCGGATGTCGCGGAAGATTCGACCGTCGCCGTCCCAGTCGGCGATATGCGGAGCGACGTCGGCGACGATCTGCTTGTCGATATCGTCATTGATTTTGAAGCGATTGATCGCAGATGCCACGCGGTACGGGCCTTCGCTCCAGTCGCCCCGCGTGTCCATCATGGCGAGGGCAAGGTCGAGGCGTTGGTTGCGCTTCCGCAGAGCATCGAGGACGTCGGACCATTCAACGTCGGGGTCAAGCTCGTACCGAATGACGATCGTAGCGAGTTCAATGTTTGCGCGGCGCTCAGCTTTGCGTTGTTCCTCCGCCCTTGCCGCTGCGGTGGCAGCCAACTCCGCCTCTTTCTCGGCCTCTGCGGCGTAGGCGTCGTATCGCTCTTTCAGCGTGGCGTAATTGCGCTGAGAGCTTTCGAACCCGTCGCTGATCTTCACCTCGCGCTGCATATCCTTCAGCCACCCGGCGTCTTCCGTCACTCTCTTCGGATAGCGGGCACGGCTGTTCTGAGGGACATACGAGTGCTTCCGAGGCATTCCGATTTCGGCCATCATGGCTTCGATGCGCGCTCGCACGAGCTTGTTGTTCTCGATCGCGGCGAGGTTTCTTTCGTGTGCCTCGCAATCACGCTTCCATGCTTCTCCCAGCTGCTGCAGAGCATATTGCGCGATCCGCTTCTTTGAAGGCTGAGCATAGGAATAGGACGGGCGTGCCGCGTGCGCGTAGCCTGCGGGGTTTGCCTGGCAGTTCATCACACGCCCGCAGCCCTCAAGCGGCATGATTGTTCGAGTTTCTGCCTCGGGTTCGGTCTTCACGGTGCAATCTCCGTCATCATCTCGACCGGGCGCACGATCGGGGCGGTGCTGCCGTAGCTGATCCCGGCAAGCATCGGGTCGTTGGTCTCGCGGGCCTCCCATGCGTTGGCCGCGAAGGCCGGGTATTCCGCCGTGATTACCGCTGTCGGATAGCCGGGCCATTCGTTGAGCTGGACGCCGCGCCGGAAGAGCGCGATCGCGGCCTGAACCTTGCGGCGCCCGATCTCCATGCCCACGGCGTCGAGCTCCGCCGGCATGATCAGGTGTGGCGGCTCGTTCTCGACGAACAACCAGCGGAATCGCACGCGTCCTGCCAGATCAGGCCGCAGGATGGTGACGGCGCGCTCATACAGCGCGGCCTGAACCTCCATCTGCATGCCGAACATGCGCCTGCCCAAGCCGGCCGGGGCCGCGCTGACCTCGCCGGTCTTCACATCCCAGATCGTCGCGCCGGCGGGGTGCTCTTCGAACCGGTCGATCAGCGCGCGCAGATAGATCCCGCTCGGATCCTGCGCGATCGCGACCAGCTCGGAGGGGTGATCGGCGCCCTCGCGGAAAGCCTCGCATCCCTCGACCGTCGCGGCCTGTTTGTGCACAGCGTTCGCCATGGCCTCGGCCGTCTCGTAATCGCTGCGCAGGATCGGCGATGCACCGGCGGCGTAGGCGGCAGCGCGCGCCGCCTGGGCGGCCTTGCTCTTGTAATCGCTGCCCTCGATGACGCGGACCAGCTTGCCGCGACCGAGGATCAGCCGGTGCGCCGCTGATCCGATCTCCTTCGGGCGCGTCGGTTTCGCCTCCTCCGTCTCCGCATCTTCCGGCGGCGGGTTGAGACGCGGGTGCTGATGCCAGGCATGCAGCGGGCTCTGATCGATGATGACCTTCGCCATCGAGGAGGACAGCGACGGCTCCGGCGCCGGGTCCTTGTGGTAGACGCTGTCGGGGATGTCGGCGTGGAAGCCGGTGGCGAGCGTGGTCATTGCGCAACCCTCCAGTCTTCGGCCAGGAGATCCGACTGGCTCGCCACCCAGGGGACGAGATCGTCGTCGGCTGTCTTCATGTAGATATACGCGCGGGTCATCTTGGAGCCGTCATCAGGGGGTTGGATCTCAATCCACATGCCCTTGCCGTTCCAGCCGCTACGCTGCACGCGCGCACCCCGGTGCATCGCGTCCAGCGCCTCGCCGAAAGTCAAATCGGTTTCCATGTCTCAATCCTTTCCGGTCTGGATATTCTTCAACGTGGCGGCGATCGCCTTCATCGCCTCGATCTCGTCGCGCGCCATTTCCGGTCGCATCCGCCCGCGCTCGACGAGGCGGGGGTAGACGCGTTCGCGCTGGCGTACCTCCCGCTCGGCGCCGGCGATCTGCCGGTGCAGCGGCACGGCGCGGTGATCGAACAGATCCGACATGGCGCCCTCAGAAGCGGATGCGGACGTGCGGGATGGCTTCGGCGACGATTGCCAGAACGATCTTTTTCGCCGCCGGCTCGTCCACATCGGCGTGCGCCATGATGGCTTTCTTCGCCTCGCCCATGATCTTGCCGCGATGCTCCTGATCGGCGCGCCGGCATTCTTCCTCTGCACGCTCGGCCTCCTCGCGGCGCCTCTGCTCCGCGATCTCTTTCTCTGCGGCCTCAGCGCGCCGGCGCTCCTCGGCGAGGCTTTGCTCATGCTGCCGGCGCTCGGCCTCGGCTGCCTCCTGAGCCTTGCGCCGCTCTTCTTCTGCGGCACGATCAGCGGCTTCCTGAGCAGCCTTCGCCGCGCGCTGCTTTTCCTGTTCAGCCCGCTGACGCTCTGCCTCCTCGCGGCGCCGCGCTTCCTCGGCCTCACGCTCCCTGCGCTCCGCCTCCTCGCGTTCGGCGCGCAGCCGTGCCAGCTCGGCGCGATCGGCCTCCTCCTGGGCGATCCTCTGGCGCGCTTCGGTCAACACCTGGATGACGCGATCGCGCTTCTCAATGAGGTCGTCGGCCTGCATCCCGAAGAGCTCGGGCGTGATCTCGATCATCTCGACACGCTTGCGCATCGCATCGACATCAGCGGTGGATGCGCCGGCGGGAACGACGGACTGCCGGTCGATCTCCGCAGCGGCGTCGTTGATACGCTGCTGCTTTGCCTCCTGCTCAGCCTCCCAATCGTCGAGCGGCTTGCGAGCACGATCGCGCAGCTCGTCCAGCGCATTGCGAACCTTTCGACGAACCGCATCGACGGCGTCGATCGCCTTGCGATGCTCCTCGTTCATCTCCTTGCCGGATTCGTCGATCGCGCTCTTCCGGCGGGCGATCTGAGCCGCGCGGCTGGCGATCTCCTTGCGGCCTTTCGTTGTCGTCAGGTCGATCTCGGCAGCGTCGATCTGCGCCTTGATCTCAGCGATGACAGCATCGACCGCCTGCTCGTCGCGGAAGACGATGCCGGGATCGCTCTCGATCATTTCGAGATAGGAGGTGGAGTTGTGGCCGATGCCGGCCTCGGTGGTCTGGGGGGCGGTGTTCATGTCAGTCCTCGTTGATTGCCGGATCAGACCGGCGGGTTGTTGGCGAGTGAAAGGATGGCCGTGCCGCCGATGCCGACGGCGAACAGGGTGATCGTCGCGCAGATGTCGCCGATGCCGGATGCCATCGCGATCGCGCGCCGGGCGAGCAACGCGGCGGCCATGGCCTCGTGGAGATCGGAGACCTGCGACGGGCGGATGCCCCGGGCGATCAGCGCCTCGATGCAGACGGCATCGTCTTCGAGGTCATGGCTGTGATCGAGCAGCACGCGGGCGACGCGATCGATCGGCAGCGTGACGGGCGCGGGTGCGGGCTCCGGGTAAACGTCCGGCGACGCGGGCGGGTAGAGATCGGGGATCATCCGTCAATCCTCTCATTCATCTCGGCCTCGACCCGCACGCGGCGCGCATGCAGCTCGTGGGCGATCTCGGTCAGGTCGTACGCCGTGACGCCCTCGCCGAGCGGGTTCGGGCGATCGGCGGCTGGATCGTTCAACCACTCGTCCAGCAGCCGCATGTTCCGGCTGAGCTGCGCCTCGGCGCGCTGGATCAGGTGCAGGCGATCGGCTGCGGGTGTCGGCTCTTCGAGATCAAGATCGATCCGGCGCAACCAGTTCGCCATCTGTGGGGGCATGGTCATCGCGTGCTCCGTTGCTGGCCCTTCGTGACGCGCCCGCATGGGGCGCGCTGCGAAAGGTCAGTCTTCCTAGCCGTAGCCGTAGCCGTCGCCGTCGCCGTAGCCGTAGCCGTCGCCGGCCAGCCAGTCAGGTTGCGCGCCTCCCATGCCCTCACTGCGTCCGGCTCGACCTGTGCAACGCAGGTGATGTCCCGCAGATCGATATCGGCGGGCGGGCCGATCCGGCACGTTTCGGTTGGGCCGGTGGTGACGAGAACCGGGCGTTCGGGCTGGTCCGCTACCGGTTGGCCGGCAGCTACGCCTGTTCCTGCGAACATACTGGCGATTTGCCGCAACTCGGCGAGTGTGAGGTTGTCGATGGCGCTGGACATGGTCTCTCCCCTGTGGTGACGGGGAGAAGCGGCCTGCCCTCCCCGGTGCGATGGGGAGAGAATTTGCGATTAACGCAAATATGTCAAGAGAGATGTTTGCGTTTTTTGCAAACAATATCTGCTGGGTGCTAATTGAGAGGTCGGGCAACAGGTTTGACGCAGCAATCTCCGCATGCGTTAATGAGATGTTGCCCCGCCCACGAGGTCCATCATGCGCCGTCTTTCCGCATCAGTTGCCGCCGCCCTCCTGATTGCCACGCCCGCAGCTGCTCACGACTGGCGCGGCTTCTACGTCGGCGGCGAAGCCGGGTTTGTATCGCCAGAGTATCGCGGCGATCTCACGTTCTCGGGGGTGACCTTGCCGCTTTCCGTCCGGGCATCGGGGTTCACAGCCGGCGCATTTGCCGGCGCAAACCTGATGGCGGGCCCGTGGGTGTATGGCGCGGAGGTCGGCGCCTCGTATTCGCGCGCCGAAGATGGCGCACTCGGCATCACCGCTGGCATCGACTGGTCAGGATCCGCCGTCGCGCGGGTCGGATATGCTCATGATCCGCTGATGCCTTATGCGTTGCTCGGGATTTCTGCCACGCGTGGCTATGCCAAGGGGCCGGGCGGAACTGATCATGAAACGCGTTACGGTCTCGTGATGGGCGCCGGACTGGAGCATGCGCTGAATGATCGAGTGCGCATTAGAGCAGAGTATCGATACACGCACGGATTCGGGCGGAGCGGTGTGCTTCTGCCCGGTTTCACCTACAGCGATCAGCTCGATATCCATCGGGTGACTGTCGGTGTGAGCTTTGCGTTGGGTGGTTATTGATCGGCGTGATCACCGTCGCGCAATTCGGCATCGAGCGGATTAAATATTACGCTCTGTCATAATTACTACGCATCCGACGATACCTTACCCTTCAGGCGAACACTTATTAAACGAGAAAGCAAAAACCAAAATAATCCGGCAGATGTACTGATCATTAGCCCAAAAAGGAAATTAGAAAACGATGGATTGTATTTGATCATCTGCAACAATGCATTGCTCAGAATCGCAAAAACCAGCGATATCTTGAAAGCGTATGCTAAATTGTGTTGTCTCCATCCGACAAAAACAAGAGGCAAAGCAATTATTGGGTCGAGTAGCTTTGCAATAAAAAACGCGAATAACACTGAAATTTGTTGATCTATAGCCATAGTTTTCTCCCTACATGCGGCTGAACCGACCGATCACGCGCCCGATCAGTTGCAGATCTTCCGCAAGGATCTCGCGCGGGGTGTGATGGGGGTTGTCGGAAAGGATACGAATCTGAAGCGGGCTCGTCCCGATCATCACCTGCAGGCGCTTCACGCTGGGGCCGAGACCGTCATGGATCACGAACACGCCATCGCTGGCGCGGCCATAGGCGCGGGAAACCAGCACCTTGTCGCCGGGCATCAGCGTCGGCGCCATCGAATCGCCCTCGACCGTGATGAAATCGAGATCGGCCTCGCGTGATCGCAGCTCGGTGTGGATGAAGTCCGGCGGCAGGCGCCATATTCCGCGCACGTCGTCTTGAACGACACCATCGACGACGACCGTTCCGACATCACCACCGATGCCCAGGCCTGCTGTCGCATCGCGCTCGACGATCTCGCCGGGCTGTAGCGTCCGGCGCTGCGCATTGCGTGCAGCCCGGGACCGCGTTTCGTCCTCGCTCCATTCTGGATCCGGCTCGAACTCCTGGCCGATCGGGACCGAACGCACTTGTTCGTCGTCCGCCTGCCAGAAATGCGACTCGGGCAGCTCCAGATATTTCGCAATCAGCGGGATTTCCTCGGCCTTCAACGCCCGCTCGCCTTTCAGCAGACGGGAGATCTGCGCCTGATGCACGTTCATCGCCTTTGCCAGCCCGCCTTTCGACTTGCCTGGTTGCAGCAGTGCAGCCTTGATCCGATTCAGGTCCATTGCGGAATTCTCTGGCTTGTTGCGAAAACCGCAATCGCAAAGATCGCAAATTTCGCTTGACATGAATTGCGGAAAGCGCAAATTCTTGCGCATGACGACACCAGCCGAAATCGTGATCAGCAAGTGCGGCGGTCATCAGCAGGTCGCTGATATGGCCGGCGTGGACATCAGCCGGGTCTACCGCTGGACCTATTCGAAGGAGCGCGGCGGCACCGACGGGATCATCCCGTCGCGCCATCAGCAGCGTCTCCTCGAAGAGGCATCGCGGCGGGGCATCGGGCTTGCGCCCGGTGACTTCTTCCAGCCTGCGGCTGCGTCGTCTCCACCCCTATCGATAGGAGAAAGCGATGCACCGGTTACGTCGGCTCAGACGCAATGAGGTTTCGCGCGGTGGCGGAGAGGATCTCGGCCATGGGCGTGTCGGGCGCCTTCGACGCCATGTCGTGCAGCTCGTTGGCGAGGCGCTCAAGCGTCTCGTTCCCGCCCGATCGCGGCAGCGCTGCGACGAGGCAGATGGAAAATGCCGCGATCGTCTCACTGAGGACTTTGGCGGTGATATCAGGTTGTACAGACAAAACGTGCCTCCTGGTGATGATCGGCTGAACGATGTTCCGTCAGCCTACAGGCCACTGATTAAGGTTCTGCGAGAGCGTCGGCAGCGCATGGCGAGTGACGCGCCATGACCAGACCCTACTCATTCAATGCCGCAACGTCCTTCGGCTTTCACCGAAGCGGACTCCCCGTCGCGGAGGCGGTGACGGGCGCTGCGCGCCGGCTCTGGCCGAACAAGCCGGCCCATCATCTCGCCGCCCGCGCCGGCGTTACCCATCGCGCGGCGGAGCACTGGCTGACGCAGAACACCGGCATGTCAGCCGATGCACTGGCCGAGCTGCTGCGCTCCGATGCCGGGCTCGAGATATTGCAATCTATCATGGGCGAAGCGCGCCCGTCGTGGTGGCCGGCGTTCCGCGTCTCGGCCCAGCTCGACGAGATCGATCGCCGCAACGAGGCCAACCGTCGCGAACTGGAGGCGCTGCGCAATGAGATCATCCCCTGACCGCTGGCCGCGCTGGCGCGTCATCGCCGCCGGGCAATGCGCGATCATCGCGCTCCGGCTGACCCAAGCGTCCGAATTCATGAGCGACCTCGGGCGCGCAATCCTGACCAGAGAGAGATTTTCCGATGTCAGATCCCGCCGAAAATACCGCGTTTGATACCGACACCCTCACCGGCGATGTCCGGGATTTCCTGCTCTCACAAATGCGCTACATGGCAAAGCCCTGGGCGCAGATGAGCGAGGCCGAACAGCGGGCCAAGATCGCGATCACGGAGAAGCATGCCGAGTTCGTCGTGAAGAAGGCGGTGAAGGTCATTGCCGCCCGGGACTTCGAGCGCGTCGGGGTGAGGGTCGGCAAGTTCACGGTGAAGGATGGTTCGATCAAGGCCGAATTCACCTGTGATGCGTCGCACGCGAACCTGCTCTCGATCTCCGATGCCGATTCCGCCGTGCTGGTGCTGGCCGATCCCGAAGACTTTTACGGCGAGCGCGCCGCTGCCGTCGCTGACCCGGACGAGCCCGATTTGCCGATGGATGATGATGAGATCGATCCGGATGACGACCCGGATGATGGCGACGACGAGGGCGGCGAGGCGATGCCGGAGATCCCGCCCGACTTCGATCGGAGACCCGCCCCCGCCCCGGCTCCTGCCGGTTGAGGCGCAACTGAGAACGGGGCGGCGCTCGATCGTCGCCTCGTAAGATCAACGACACGGCAAGAACGGGGCAGAACATGGCTGGGGCAGCGCGTTTCAAACGCTCGATGGGCACGTCGGTGCTGGCACTCGGGCGACTGAAAACCGGACAGATGAACAAGACGGAAGCCGCCTATGCGGAGTTCCTGGAGAAGCTGAAAGGCCTCGGCGATGTCGTCTGGTACAAGTTCGAGGGCGTGAAGCTCCGCCTCGCCGACAACACCTTCCTCACGGTCGACTTCGCAGTGATGCGTGCCGATGGCGCGCTCGAAATGCATGAGGTCAAGGGCCACTGGATGGAGGATGCCCGCGTCAAGATGAAGGTCGCGGCCGATATGTACCCGTTTCGCTTCATCGCCGTGAAGCCGATCGCGAAGAAGGCCGGGGGCGGCTGGAAGGTCGAGGTGTTCTGATGCACGGCATCTTCGCACCGCTCCGTCCCTGGCCCTTCAATGATCTGCCGGCACACTGGTTCAACCTGATCGTGGCCGATCCGCCGTGGAAATATGAGGCCTACAGCGAGCGCGGCGAGGCAAAGGGGGCGGCGTCGCAATACGCCTGCATGCAAGCCGAGGAGATTGCCGAGGCGTTCCCGGTCGGTGATCTGGCCGATCGCAATTGCCTCCTGCTCTGCTGGGCAACTGCACCCCTGATCGATCGACAGATCGCCTGCGTCAAAGCGTGGGGTTTCGAATATAAGAGCTACATCACCTGGGCGAAGGTTTTTCCCAGCGGGAAGAATGCGATCGGGACCGGCTACCGCGTCCGGTCAATGTGCGAGCCCGTGATCGTCGCAACGCGTGGTGAGCCGAAGCACAAGGCGCTGATGGGACTGTTTCCCGGCGTGCGCCGGGAGCACAGCCGCAAGCCCGAAGAATTCTACCAGATGGTCGACCAGAAATGCGCCGGCCTGCGCCGCCGCGCGGATCTGTTCTCGCGACAGACACGCGACGGATGGCGCGGATGGGGCAATGAAGCGACCGAGTTCGACGAGAGGCCGTCGCCATGCGCATGAGCGATCACGCCCTCGTCCGGTATCTGGAGCGCGCGAAGGGGATCAGCCTCGAGGACATGCGCGCGGAGATCGAACAGCGCATCGTCGCCCAGGCCGGCCCGAACGCGACCGGCTGCTGGGTCGATGGAATCTGGTTCGTGATCAAGAACGGTGTCGTGGTGACCGCGCAAACGGCGCCGCCACACGCGCGAATCGGCTCAAAGAAGCGGGTGAAGAAGCGGAGGGCTCTGCCGTGAGCGTCCAGTTTTTTACCACTTATGCCGAATATGAACGGACCTTGAAGCGGTCGCGCCCACGGCGTCGCCGGCCTGCCGAGATCGCGGCAAAGCTGTCGCGCAACGAGCCGCCGCACCGGGATGTTCTGCGGATCGCTACGCCCCGCACCAGGCTCGAAGCCGCCGAGGTTTTCGCTGATCAGTTTGCCCGGGAGCGCGGATCGTCGCTTGAAGAGCTGCGCGGTCACCGCCGCTGCGAGCCGGCGAGGACCATCCGCCGCGACTGCATCAACGCCACCGCGAATCGGTTCCTGTGGGCATCACCGACGGATCTCGGGCGCGTGTTCCATCGCGATCGCACCACGATCATGCAGGGCGCCGCCGTCGTCACGCTGTGGCGATCAGGCCAGTTCGACACGAAACACATTGCCGACCTGCTGAGGCTCAGCGAGGCGGACGTCGCGAACGTTCTGGCCGCGGCGCGGGATGCGGAGCGGGCGGCATGAATGGTCTGCGCGTCCTGATCGCCTGCGAATTTTCGGGCGTGTTCCGCCGGGCCTTTGCGGCGCGCGGGCATGACGCCTGGTCTTGCGATCTGCTGCCGGCAGAGGATGGCAGCAACCGGCATATCCGGGGCGATGTGCGCGATCACCTCGGCGATGGCTGGGATCTGCTGATTGTCGCGCATCCGCCTTGCACGCGGCTTTGTCGTTCCGGCCGGCGCTGGCTTTCGGGGCCGGGCAACATGACGCCGCCGAAGCAACTGCCGCGCGGGCGGACATGGCAGGGCATGATCGATGAATTCGAGGACGGGATTGACCTGTTCCTTGCGTGCTGGCGCGCGCCGGTGCCGCGTGTGGCGATTGAAAACCCTGCCATGCACGATCTGGCGATGAAGCGGATGCCGGATGACCTGCCGTCGCCACAGATGGTTCAGCCGTACTGGTTCGGGCATCGCGAATACAAGGCGACTGGCTGGTATCTGCGGGGGCTGCCGCGACTGGCGCCCACCGCCATGCTCCAGGAGCCGGCGCGCGAGAGCGACGAATGGCGGCAGTGGAACCGCGTGCACCGCATGCCGCCCGGGCCGGACCGGGGCAAAGAGCGCAGCCGGAGCTTCCCGGGCATGGCGGCTGCCGCTGCAGAGCAGTGGGGTGGTGTGGCGGTCGCGGCGGCGACAGGGCATGCGCGCGGGGTGGCGTCATGACGGCACCGATCACCAGCGCGAAGATCGTGCGCAAGCTTGTCGAGGAGGGCTTTGAGCTCTGGCATCTGAGCCCTGATGCGCTGCCGGGGCGCTGGGAGCTGCGGCGCGATGCCGAGAAGCATGCGGTTTCATGGGATGCGATAGAGAGCATCAAGCGGCATTACCGCGACTGGTTCGCGCGTGAGACCGAGGAGATTCAGCAGGGGCGGTTCACCTGGATATACCGGCTGAAGCAGCGCCCGCTTGCCTTGCGCGGGGTGGCGTCATGACCGTGATCGCGACAGCCGTGAAGCACATGCTCGCAGCCGGTATGCCGCAAGAGGCGATCGTTGCCGCCATTGAAGAGATGGAGGCGGCGGCGACGCCCACGCGTTCGAAGGGTGCGGAGCGTCAGGCGCGGTATCGGGAGCGTAACAAAGCGTCACAAACCGTAACGCGTGACGATTGTGACGCTCCCCCTGCCCTTCCCCCTGAGACAAGGTCCCCCACACCCCCTAAAACTCAAACCCCTAACCCTATCCCCCCTTCGCCCCCTAAAGGGGGCTCTTCCCCCACGCCGAAACAGCCAGCCAGGCAGTCCAGAAACCCGATGGGCTGGCCAGCTGATGGCTGGGAACGGTTCTGGTCGATCTACCCGAACAAGGTCGGCAAGGCCGATGCCCGCAAAGCCTTCGACCGAGCGCAGGCCAGAGCCTCAATTCCGTTCGAGGCCCTGATCGCCGGCCTCGAGGCGTACGTCTCGAAAACCGACGACCGGCCATGGTGCAACCCCTCGACCTGGCTGAACCAGGATCGCTGGGAGGATCGACCGGCAACCGGACCGCCTCGACGATCGGCACCGCCACGAGGTGGCGACGCGATGATGGATCTCGCTTTCGAACTGCACGGAGCCCGCCATGACCGGGACAGACCTGACCACACAGCCGAACCTGAAATCCTCCCTCCCGAACGTGACGCCTCGGGAGATCGCAGGTTTGCTCGATCGGATGACGTCGCGGATCGAACGCCTGCCCGGGAATCGGTTTCAGATCGCGGCGGATCGGGCACCTGGTGACGACGAGAAGGATCGGCTGCGGGCGCGAAACCGTGCGGTGACGCACCTGCTCGCCCGGCCCCTCGTCGAGGACATCGAGAAGGCGATCGCGGCGCTGCTGACCCTGTTCCCGGCGGATTACAGCTCTTCGCAGGGGGCCCGGGCGATCGTGAGACAGTTCGCCGAAGCGCTGAAACGTTTCCCGCTCTGGGCGGTGCATGAGGCGTGCCGGCAGGTCCGGGACGGCGTCGCTCCGGGCGTCAAGGCCGCCTTCGCCCCGAAGCCACCGCAGCTCGCACAGATCTGCGCCGGCCTGATCGCGCCGCTCAACGCCGAACAGGCGCGGATCCGCAGCGTCCTCGATGCGGAGGTGTACAGCCCACCGACCGAGGAGGAGCAGGCGCGGGTGGCGGGCCAGTTCGATGCGCTGCTCGAAGACCTCAAGGCAATCCCGGACGAGGAGAACGAGGCTCGCCGCGAACTGCGCGCCTCGATGCTGGAGAGCGATGCGCGGTTTCGCGAACGGGAGCTGCGGGCGGCGGGGATCGACGACGGGCGCCCGATGTCGCTCGCCCTGAGGAAACAGGTCGGCGCCATGGTCGAGGATGCCGAGATCAATGCGTTCCGGGAGCGACGCAAGGGGGCGATGGATGGACCTGCTGGCGAGGCTTGAGAGCTTCGACGAGCTGATCGCCGTGATGCGCGATCGGCGGATAGAACTCGGGATGTCACAGAACGAGCTCGACGACCGCGCCGGCCTCGCCACGGGCTATGTCGGCAAGTTGGAAATGTCGCGCGGCAAGCCGAACTCGAGGAGCATCGGGCGCGAATCGCTGCCGCTGTTGCTGGGGGCGCTGGGGCTCGAAATCGCGGTCGTGGATGGGCGTATAGCCAGCGTCGCCGGCTACAGCCCCGGAGGCCAAGCTCGGAAAAGCGTTCGCGCTATCCGAGGGCAGAAATTCATGAGCGAAATCGGACGCCTCGGCGCGCAGAAGACGAACGCGCGCCTGACCGCGAAAGAGCGTAGCGCGAACGGTCGCAAAGGTGCCCGAGCGCGGTGGCGGAAGTGGCGAGAAGAGCGGAAGAAGGTCAAGCCATGAGCGACAAGATTGTGCCGATGCCGGGAATCGGCGTCACCGAGGATGGCGCGCCGGATACCGATGAAGTCGAGGCGATGCTCCTTCAGGTGTTGGAAGGCGTCCGCGCCGGTGAAATCACCGCTGTCGCCTTCGCCGCGTCCAACCATCGAGGCGAGATCTCGACAGGCTGGGAAGGCGTCGGCGGCACACGCCATCAACTCGGCACCGCCGTCTACGTGCTGAGCCATCGGTATGCTGCGAGCATCCTCGAACGCTCATAGCCATGGTGATTTTCGTCACCTCCAAGGAGGGATGAAAAATTATCGAGCCCCTCACTCGTCGTGCCGCATCGCCTGCCCTACCACCGCGCTCAGCTCCCGCTTCGATGGTGATCGCCTGATGCGGCCCTGCGCCTTCGCGGCTTCCCGGTACCAGCGCTTCTCGATGTGAGCTGCCCTCGCCGCGGCGACATCGATCCCGGCTGCGCGGCACCATTTCATCACCGCCATCCGCGACACGCCGGCCCATCGCGCGGCCTCGGCCATCGTGATCTCGCCCCGCTTCAACAGTGCCAGGGCAACCGCCCGCTCGTCGCGCTTCATGGGTTTACAGTTGTCAACCAGCCCTCAGTTTCGTCAAGCCCCTCGTCGCCCCACCGAATCACCCGACCACCTCAACACCCACCATTGAAATCACAGCGCTTTTCCGGTCGCGTGCGCGACAACCCGCCCTGTGCGGTGACAGGCAACACAAAAAAAACGAACCTCCTCGCGCCCCCCACTCCGTGCCCCGCGCGGAACCACCCCCTCAACCACCGCGATGCAGGCCACCCATGCCCCCGAAGGAACCCACCCCACGCCTGCCGCCACGCGCCGAAACCACCACCGCCCACCCCGACAAGCTCCTCGCCATCCCGCGCGTCCGCGCCTTCCTCGACCGCCTCGTCGAAGGCGACAAGCTCGAAACCGCAGCCGACACCGCAGGCATCACCCGGCGCCGGGCCCGCCTCCTCATCCGAAACCCGAAACTCCGAAAGGTCTTCATGCGAGAGATTGAGGAGTTGAGAGAACGCGAGCGACCGCGCAACATCTTCCTCGCCGTCGCTGTCCGCGACGCAGGGATGGAGCAGGGAGCGACAGCGGCGCAACAAAAGGTCTCGATCGAGGCCGCGCGGTATCTGGACGGTGAGTCCTCCCCGACGGGCATCACCATCAACGGCGGCAACAACGTCATCGCCGGCTACGTCGTGAAGCTCGACGGGCCGGCTGAGGGGCCGAAAGCGATTACAAATCGCAGGGCGGCGGACGGTAAGCCCTTGATCGAGCACGAGCCTGTTAGGAGCGACGATGAATAACAGGCTGCGAGCGCGGGCCCAGGCACCCGATCATGCGAGCGACGAGGCGACCCGCCCTGACCTGCGAGGCGAGGCATACGGGCCGCGCCGCGCCCTGCGGGTTCGTTCGTTGCGCCACGGTAGGGGCATCCCTCGCGGCTGCGGCGCGCGTCCGGGGGGTGGGCCGGAAAAACGGGGGCGCCGACCTATATCTCCTCTCCCCCACACGCCCCTGACCTCTGATCATCCGAGGGTCGGCTGTCAGGTTTTACTGGCCGGATATTTCGGGGGTCGGCGATGGGCGTAGAGGCGGCGATTGATGAGAAGGAGGCTCTGCCTCTCCCGATGACGGTTGATCGGGATGAGTTCGGGCGGGTGGTGTTCGAACCGGATGGTCGGGTGCTGCGCGGGTTCATGCTGTCCGATGCGCGGGTTCGGATTATCCGGGGGCCGATTCGGTCCGGGACGTCTTCGGTCTGCTGTCAGGAGATCTGGCGGCGGGCGTGTGAGCAGGTGCCGGGGCCTGATGGGGTGAGGCGGACGCGGTTCGGGGTGGTGCGAAATACGTATCCGGATCTGCAGCAATCGACGATCAAGACGTGGCTGGGGTGGTTCCCGGAGAAGGAGTTCGGTCGGTTCATCTGGTCGAAGCCGATGGAGCATCGGATGCGCAAGGGCGAGGTCGTGTGCGAGGTGGTTTTCCTTGCGCTCGACAAGGCGGAGGACGTGAACAAGCTGCGCTCGACGGAGTGGACCGGGATCTGGTTCAACGAGCTGGAGTATATCCCGAAGGAGCTTTTCGACGAGGCGGAATCGCGGGTGGGGTATTTCCCGGCAGTGAAGGATGGGGGCGCGACCTGGTCGGGGGTGTTCGGGGACATGAACGCGCCGACGGAGGATAACTGGGTGGTGAAGATGGCGGGCGAGGTCCCGCCGCCTGAGGATATCACGCCTGAGGAGCAGGTCGATTATATCTGGCCGGAAGGGTGGCACTATTTTGTGCAGCCGCCGGGGCTGATCGAGGAGTTCGGGCCGGACGGGAAGACGGTGACGGGGTATCGGCTGAACGAGGCGGCGGAGAACCTGCGGTGGATCCCGCGCATCAATGGGCGGGCACTGTATCTGGAGACGATCAAGGGCAAGGGGAAGCGTTGGATCGATTCGCGCATCATGAACCGGATCACCGCGCCCGTTGAGGGCTCCCCGGTCTGGCCGATGTTCGTCGAAGAGACGCATGTTGCCAGGCAGGAGCTGCGGTACGATCCGAACTATCCGGTTTATGTCGGGGTCGATTTCGGCAGGCGGCCTGCGGCGATCTTCGGTCAGCTGATCGCGGAACGCTGGTCGATCATCGGGGAGCTGCTTGGGATCGATGAAGGGGCATCGACGTTCGCGCCACGGGTGCGCCGCTGGCTGTTCTGGCATTGCCGCGGTCTATTCGAGCATGAGGAATCGTCGTCGGTGCGTGCGGCATGTGATGCCGGGGCGCTGCGGATGTTCGGGGATCCGCGCGGGGTGGACAAGACGCAGTCGTCGGATGTGACGCCGTACGAGGTGTTTGCCGATTACGGGATGCTGGTGCGCGAAGCCCCGACGAACAAGATCGAGCCGCGCATCGAGGCGGTCGAGTTCGTGCTGAACGGGATGCGGGATGGCATGCCCCGGTTCCTGCTCTCGCCGTCTTGCCGGTCGCTGAAGATGGCGATGGGTGGGGGGTATCACTTCAAGCGCGGTGATGTGCAGCGCATCGAACCGGTGAAGGATCGCTACTCGAACCCGGCGGATGCGCTGCAATACCTGATCATGGGCGCCGGCGAGGGTCGTGTGATGAGCGGGCGCGATCGCCCGACGCGGGGCGGGAACAAGCCGATCCGGCTGCATCGGCAGCGGTATGCGATCAAGCGGAGGACGGGCTGATGGCGATCGGTGGCGATCTGATCGGGACCGCGCCGGAGGCATGGTTCCTGATTTTCGAGGAACGCGCCCGGGCGCGGTGGCTCGGGGCCGTGGCGATGGGGCGGTTCAAGCACGTCCAGGCCGTGGGCTGGGTGCGGGATCAGCGGCTCTGGGTGTTCTATGACGTCTCGCTGCGGGTAACGCGGATCACCGTGATGCAGGACTGCCCTGATGCGTGGGCACTGATCCGGGAGATGCGGGAACGATCGGTCGTGGTGGCGATGGCGCCGCGTCAGAACCGGCGCTGGTGGTGGCGCTTCGGGTTCTGGTGCGTGCCGGCAATGGCACATCTGGTCGGGGTGCGGGGGATGCCGTTGCGGCCGGATCGGCTGTTTCGTCTGTGCCTGCAACAGGGCGGGCAAGTGGTGACCTTCGATCAGACCTGAGGGTGTGCGGTGCGCCGTGGGCGCGCTGGACGGACATTCCGGAAAACGGAGGTCGATGTCATGGCAGAAGCATTCACGCCCAGCATGTCCAATCAGCGCCGAATGGCCGCGCAGCAGGAAGCAAGTGCAGCGCGCATTGAGGATCGCCGGCGTTCGGAGCTTAGTCAGCAGAAAGAACGTGCCGACATGGCGGCTGCGGGGTCGCTGCAGGAGATGCTTCAGCGTGATACGAACCGCTTGCTTCGGATGTTCGGCACCCGTGGACTCAGCGGCAATGGACGTCGGGCATCGCGCTGATGGCAAAACAGCAGACCCCGCTGGAGAAGGAATGCGATCAGCGCTTGGCTGAATGCCGACGGCAGAAGACGCTTTTCGAGCCTGATCTGCGGGAGGCATATTTCTTCACCGATCCGCATCGCTTCCGGGATGTGCTCAGCACTTCGCGCCCGTCGATGCAGCGGGAGAACGATGCGGCGCAGCTTGCGACGTCGATCGGCATGGAGGTGGCCGGCGATTTCACCACCGAGATGGTGAACACGTTCATGCCCCCGATCATTCCCTGGGCGGACCAGAAGGCCGGGGACGATATTCCGGAAGAACAGCGCGAAGAGATCGACGGCCTGATCACCGAACAGACGACGGCGATCATGGACGCGATCAAGGAATCGAACCTCTACGACACGGCTGCATTGGGTTTCACGCCGGATCTGTCGCTCGGGACGGTGGCTCTTTGGGTGGAGGATGTTGCCGCTCACGAGCCGATCAACTGTCAGTCCGTGCCTATCCGTGAGCTTGAGATTTCGGTCGGGCCGCGCGGTGATATCGACACCCGGTTCGTCGTTCGCCACACCAAGTTTCGGTATCTTCCAGCGCTTCTGCCCGATGTCGAGATGCCGGCGGAAATCGCGCGGAAAGCGAAGGCCAGCCCTCAGGCGCACTGCCGTGTGGAGTGGGGGTTCTGGCGGGACTGGACGCGACAGGACGATGTCGTCTGGAAGAGCGTGGTGCGCGTCGCCGGGAAAGTGGTGGCCGAATCTGAGCTCGAGGGCGAAGGTTCCTGCCCGCTGATCGTGGCACGCTTCAATCCGGATTCGATGTACGCATTCGGCAAGGGCCCGGCGATCCGGGCGCTGCCGGAGCTGAGGACGCTCGACGAAACCGAGATCCTGACAATGGAAAGCGCCGATGGGCAGATCCATCCCGCGTTCGTCTATGCCGATGACGGTGTGCTCAACCTCTCCGACGGTATCGAGGCCGGGGCTGGATACGCGGCGCGGGCCTGGGGCGCCGGGTCGCCTATCCAGCGTCTGACGCCTGAGGGGAATATCGAGTTTGGCGAGTTCCGAATTGCGAAGATCGAAGGCCGGATCCGTCGGATGTTCTTTGTCGACTTCCCGGAACAGGCCGGCAAGACGCCTCCCACGGCGGAACAGTGGATGGATGAGATGATTCGCGCGAAGCGCCGGATCGGGACGCCGGGCCGCGTGTTCTGGAAGGAAGGGCCGGCGGAGGTCTTCAAGCGTTACAAGTTCCTGCTGGAGAAACGCGGATCGATTGAGCCGATCACGGTCAATGGCCGGCAGCTCGCGCTCGTCCCCTATGACCCCACCGAGCAGGCCCAGGAACACCAGGAAGTCTCGATCGCGGGCCGGATCATGGACATCGCACGCACGAACTTCCCGCAGAGCTTCGAGGTGATGGTCGATGGGCCGGCGACGATTGAGAAAATCCAACGCAAGCTGCGCGACAAGATCATCGTGCTGCGCAACCAAGGCGGGATGATGGAAGCCGCCCAGATGATGGGGGCGATGCAGGGGGGGGGTGGCGGTGCGCCACCTGGCGACGAGGGGATGCTGTGACGAACGCGGATTTGATCGATGCGATGCATCGGCTCCTCAACGATCAGGGGCAGAAAGGTGACGGCGCCGCGATGCGGTTATGGCTGCGCCGTCAGCTCATGAGCACCATGCCGGCTGGGGCTGATGTCTGTGCGGTGCGCGATCATGAAGGGCAACGCAGGTTAGCTGCAATTCTGCTTGGGATTGCAGCGAGGCCAGACGAGGACCCCCATGAAGCCGAAAAGCGTGACACACGACACGACACAGATTTCGAGCGCGATCGACAGCGCGGCAGCGGACCTGCCCGGCGCGGCATCGCGCGGCGCATCTCGTAGCGGCTCGGCTTCCTGGATTTTCGGCGCGGGGGTCGGCCCTCGCGTCATGCTCTCGCCCGAAGGGGGCGACGGCGGGGGTGACGCGGGCGGTGCGGGTGAAGGTGGTGGTCAACAAGCCGCCGGCTCCGAGCCGCCCGCCGAGCCCGCTGCGCCTCAGCGCCCGGACGGCATTCCGGACGCGTTCTGGGATGACAAGGAAGGCGTGAAGTTCAACGACCTTGCCGCCCATCTCTCGACCCTGGAGAGCGTCAAGGCCGAGATCGACGGCAAGGCCGCGGCGGTCCCGGAGTCGCCGGACAAGTACGAGGCGAAGCTGCCGGACGATTTCGAGTTGCCGGAAGGCGTCGAGTGGCAGGTCGATCCCGATGATCCCCTGCTCGCGGTTGCGCGAAAATCCGCGCATGAGCTTGGCATCGACCAAGGCGGATTCGAGCGCATGGTCGGGGCTTACGCCGAGATGAAGCTCGCCGAAACCAAGGAAATCGAGGCGGCGATCGCGCGGCAGAAAGAGGCGCTGGGCCCGAAGGCGACGGAGCGCGTAGAGGCGGCCCGCAATTTCATCACCGCTGCCGCCGGCCCGGATGCGGTCGAGTTCTTCAACGGGATGCTGCAGCTCAAGGGCGGTGTGGAGGCGGTCGAGAAGATCATGCGCCGCGCCGCGAATGGTGGTGTGCCGGGCTTCAACGGCTCGGGCCGTGAAGGCGGCGAAGGAATTTCCGACGAGGAGTGGGCGAAGATGACGCCCACCTCGCGGATGCTGACGGGGATGAAGGCTGATCGCCAGCGGCGCAGCGCCTGATTTCGACAACTGAGGGGATGGTTCAATGGATCTGCTGACGCTGGTAGAATATGCGAAGGGGCTCGCGCATGGTGCGGAACGCGCCGCAGTGGAGGGCTTTGCCGAGAGCTCGGATGTCTTCGATGCGATGCCGATCGAAGGCCTGATGGAAGGCGCGCCGACTTATGAGGGCTTGCGCGAAGCCGAGCTTGCGAGTGGGCTGGCCTTCCGTGGCATCAACGAAGGCTCGACGCGCGGGATTGGCAAGTTCGCGCCGTTCAGCGAAGCAAGCTACATCTTCGACCACGACATCGACGTCGATGATGCCATCGTGCGCCGTTATGGCGAGCGGCGCCTTGCGCAGCATGTCCAGCTTGGCGTGAAGGGCGCGGGCAAGCTGTGGACCGATACGTTCTTCTCCGGGAACAACGCGACGAATCCGAAGGAATTCGACGGCATTCAGCGTCGGGCCGCGCGGTTCGATAACCGCATCATCCACAATTCCACCGATTCCGGTGGGGCGCCGCTGTCACTCTACAATCTCGATCGCGCCATTGCGAACACCTGGGAAGCGTCGCATATCATCGCGTCCTGGGACCTGATGCCGCGTTTCATGCAGGCCGCGCGCGACACCACGCTCGCCGGTTTCGTCATCCAGAGCTATGACGAAATGGGCATCCCGAAGATGACCTACGGCGCGATTCCGATCCTTTGGGGTTATCGGAAGGACAAGCACGGGGTGATCCTGCCCTTCAACGAGGTTGCCCAGGGCGGCGGCTCGGCCGTCACGACGTCGATCTATGTCGTCGCGTTCCGCGAAGGCGGGCTGCGCGGGATTCAGCTGAAGCCACTCAGCGTAACGGGTCCGAAGCTGCTCGACGATCAGATCACGCACCGCACGCACCTGTCATGGGATGTCGGCCTGGTCGATGAGCACGAGTACTGCATGACGCGTCTGACCTCGATCACGAACGCCGCATTCGTGAAGTGATCGATCGGGGGCACGCGCCCCCGGTCTCCTGTGCAATGTGAAGATGGGGAAGCACGATGGGCTACCGTGGTTACAATTTCGATGCCGAGCTCGAGCTCAAGGATGCCGGGGCGATCACCTCCTCCGCGCCGGCTCAGGTCGGCGGTGAGGCGCGCATCCTCGATGTGGGCAGCGCACGCTGGGAAGCGGTCGCGGTGATCAATGTCACCGACATCGACGAAGCCGACACCGACGAGACCTATGAGCTCGAAATTCAGGGCTCGAATTCGGCAACGTTCGCCTCCGGCAACGAGACGCTGATCAAGGTCCCGGTGACCAAGACCGGGCGGATCGAAGTGCCGTTCGTCAATCAAAAGTACGGCGATGCCTATCGGTATATCCGCGCGGTCACGACCGTCGGCGGAACGACGCCGTCGATCAATTACACGGCCTATGCCTCCGTCCTGAAATGGGCGTGAGGCGTTCGCCGCACTGAAGCCGAGCACGAGGAACTGTCATGCCGACGATGGTGAAGATGTACCACAAGAAGGATGGCGAGGTTGAGATGACCAGCGTCAACGCAGATCACGCCGCGACCTTCCCGGATGAGTGGTCGAGGAAGCCCTGGGCGCTTGAAACCAAGCCGGTCGAGGAGACGAAGGATCCCGCGCCGGAATATGTGGCGGCTCATCGCGGCGGCGGCTCCTGGGCGGTGATGAAGGGCGACGAGGTTGTCGAGGGTGGCCTCACGAAGGAAGAGGCGGAAGCGGGCGCGGCAAAGCGCATGCTCTCTCCGAATGAGGAGACGAAGGATCCCGCGCCGGCGGCCTGATTGCCGGATATCGATGAAGCCTCGAGGGAGAGGGTCGGGTGAAAGCCCGGCCCTTTCTTCATGTGCGGTGCAGGGACGAGGTCGGGCGCGCAGTTTCAGCCTATGAGCGAGCGCCTGCAGATCATCAACGACGCCCTGTCCGCCACGGGCAACTCCGGCCTGAACTTCGAATTCGATGGTTCGGAGGAATGGCGTGTTGCCGACACGGCGTTTCGTCGGGCCGTGGGCCAGCTGCTCACCCGCCACAACTGGAATTTTGCGACCACGACCGCACCGCTCGCCGGCGGGGTGGATAACCCGTCGCAGATCTTCAGCAACGCCTATGCCCTGCCGGTCGATGCGCTCTCGGTCGAAACCGCGTTCGTGAATGGCAAGCCGCTGTCGAGATACGAGATCGTCGACAACCGTTTGTGCTGCGACGAGGCGAAGGGCGTGGTCGTGAAATATGTCCGCATGCCATCCGATGGGCAGTGGCCGCAGGACTTCCGCGAAATGGTGACCATGAAGGTCGAGGAATTCATTCTTCGCGGCCTCAACGAGGACTTCGAGGAAGCGCGTGGCCGCGCCCGCGATGTTGAGATGATGCTCGGCGAAATCCGCACACGGACTGACAAACAGGCGCCGGGCAAGGCGGTGTTTCGCTCCAGGACGCGAGCGAGGCGCCTGAACGGTGGTCGGCGGCTGAATCGTTTCGAGCGTGAGGGGTCGGCATGAGCATTCCGACGCAGGTGATCGCACAGCGTGATTTCTCAGCCGGCCAGCTGGATGAAGCCTCGCTTCGCCGCGACGATGTTGAAATCATGCGCGCCGGTCTTCGCACCGCCCGCAATGTGCGTCTGTTGAACACCGGATCGATGACGCGCCGGCCAGGGCGGCGCGTCCTGTTTTCGACAGATGGGATTTCGTATCGTGTCCGGCCGGCACCTCGTGAGAATTGGTGGATGACGCTCGAAGCGGGGCGCGTGATTTTCCGCAGCCTTGATCTGTCGGCATCGCAGACAATTGAGGAAATGCCCTGGACTGCCGACGCCCTTCCAGATCTGCGTTTCGTGGAATATTCGTCGACGATCATCATTGCCGGTCCGGACATGCGTCCGCAGCTGTTCACTTTTCGTCGCTCCACACGGGTTTGGGAGCACGAGGCTTTTTCGTTTGCGGAAGACGTGACAGGCGCGATTCGTCAGCCCTTCTACAATTTTTTCGAGGGCAGCAGCATCACACTGCAGCCCTCCGGGCGTTCCGGCAGCATTACGCTCAACTTTTCCGGTGATGTCCTGGATGCTGGCCATATCGGTGTGCGCTTCCGCTACGGTGATCGTCAGTTCGAGATCACCGGGGTGACATCGCCATCGGAGGGGACGGCCGATGTGATCGAACAATTGCCCCCAACCATCACGCTTACACTCGATAACTACAACGGTATCGAGGTCGGCGATGTGATTGAGGGCCTTGATAGTGGCTGTCGAGGCCAGGTCGTTGCCGTCGGCCCTCCCCTGACTGTCTTCATCACCACGAACTGGAACGGCTTTATTGTCAGCGGAGACAAGGAAAGCGTCGTCGGCCCGCGGTCGCGCGGGGTGGCGCAATCACAGTCCAGTGCTTCGCCCGCGGCAACCGTTTTATGGGAAGAGGCGCTTTGCTCCGACTTCCGTGGATGGCCGCGCAGCGTAAACAAATCGGTGCAGCGCATCGTTTTCTGCAATTTCGAACAGCTCAGTGCTGCCATTATCTGGAGCGCGGTCGGCACACAGAATGATTTTCTGGTTGGCTCGGATCGCGATGATCCGATCTTTGAGCTCGTGCCGGCAAACACCACAGTTTTCGACGTCGTCGAGGGATCCGACGTCTTTGTCTTCACCGATCAAGGCCCCTACTTCATCCCGGTATCGTCGACGTCGCCGCTGATCCCCGGTTCTGTTGAATTCCGGCAGATCAGCGATGATGCGGCCTCGCCGATCCGAGCGCAGCCGACGACGGACGGGCTGGTCTACATCAATGCAGGCCTTACACGCGTGCTCGCCCTGATCGCAACAGGCCAGACGTCGAAGCCATACATCGTCGAGGACATCTCGGAATTCCATGCCGAGCTGATCCGGAAACCCTTGACGTTGGCGTCGACCAGCGTCGATGCGTCGGCGCCGGAGCGATATATCTATGCCCTGAACTCGGACGGAACGCTGGCGGTCGCACGTTACCAGCGGCAGCAGGGCGGTCGCGGCTGGGTCGGCTGGGTGCCCTGGGATGGCTTCGGCACATTGAAGTGGGTGAGCGCCTATGGCGGCGATGTCGTGGTTTCCGCCGAGTATCAGGCAGGCGAAGAGACGCTGACGTTCGCCGAAATATTCGAGGAAGGTTTGATTCTGGACGGGACGCGATCGCTTGCCACGGTGACCGGTAGCGATGCGCTCGAACTGGAGCCCGGCTTGTCTCTCCTTCTGGAGGAAGGCTTGCCGCTGCTGCTTTCGCAGGACACGGCTTTCAACTGGGCCGTCGGAACAAATATCGCCATTGCGCAGGGTTACTGGTTCCGGGGTGAATACGAGATCCTCGAAGATGGAACGCTGTCGGGTGTGATTCCCGTCGAGAATGCGATCGGGCTTGTTGGGGGGTTTGCCTTCGATGTCGAGGTCGAGCCGTTCGTCCCGCATGTCGAGGGCGGAACATCCGCGCGTCAGCGTTTCCGGCGCCGAAAGCTGGTGCAGGTCGCGGCAGTGGTGCAGCGGACGCAAGCGCTCGAAGTCGCGGGACGACTGGTGCCTTTCTGGAGCGCCGGCGAGAACGAAGAACTGGAGCCGCCGCGTCGTGACGAAACCTATCGCGCACGTCCGGTAGGGCGGAAATTTGATCCGCGCTGGTCGGTTCGGCAGAAGCTCCCGGGCGCCCTGACCATTATCGAGCTGACCAGCGAGGTGACCATCTGATGGGCGATCCGGTCTCAATAGGAATGACGGCAGCAAGCACGGCGCTCAGCGTAGGTACTGCCGGGATGCGCATCGCCGGGCGGAACACCGAGGCGGGCGCTCAGGCTTCGGCTGATCGCATCGAGGCGATGCGGATGGAGACCGCTGCAGAGGCCGCGAAGGTTCGCGCCGTCCAGCTTGATGCGCAGTATCGCGACGAGTTGAACGAGACGCTGTCAACGATCGATTCGATCCGGGCTGCGCAGAACGTCAACATCGATTCCCCGACGTCTCGTGCCATGCAGGAGAGCGCGCGAACCCGCTCGGCGCGGGCTCGGACAACCGCGAAGTCGAATGAACGGATCAAGGCACTGGGCCACGAGGGTGATGCGCAACTGTTGCTGAACCGGTCGCGGCAGCATTCCCGCTCGGCTTTGCTCAAATCCGTTCCTGATTACCTGAGCGCGGGACAGGCGATCATCGGCTTGATGAGGTAAGGCATGGTTGATGTTCTGACGCGTTCCGGCGGTCGTGGACCGCGTGCCCCCATGGCGGAGACGCCGCGAAACCAGGTATCTGGCTCGGATGCGATGCGCCCTTATGCCGCCGTTGGGCAAGCCATGGGCTATCTTGGCGATAAGCTTGAAGCCGCTGCTGAGCCTATCCATCAGGCTGCCGGGGCGAAGGCCGTCGAGCTCGACAGCAAAGGCAATCCGCGCGTCAACTGGCGCTTCGGCTTCAACGCCGGCGATGACGCATTCAATGCGGCTGCACGTCAGGCCGGACTGGCGAAATGGAAGACCGGGTTCGCTGATGAAATGCAGCAGCTGCGAGCGCAGCATGTCAATGATCCGGAGGCATTCCGTGCCGCTGCCGGGGAATTTCTGAAACAAGCCGGACGCGGCGATCCTCTGCTTGCCCCGTTCATGGAGCAGGAAGCCGGCAATGTGATTTCGCAGCACTTTCGGGGGCTGCTCACTGACAAGCAGAACACCGATCGGCAGCGCTTCAACAACGACCTCAAGGCGCGCGAACAGCACCTGACCGGTCAGCTCGAACGGCTGTACGAGGAAGGCGGCGGCAATACGCCCGAAGCGCAGGCGCTTCTCAGCGAGATGTACGATCTGCGTCGCTCTCTCGCGAACAACCCGGAGTTCGCTTACTCGGATGCTCAAAGGGAGATCGACGACGAGCATACGTCACAGCATCTTGCAGCGACCGCGATCGTCGGGGAGTTTCGCCGGCGCTATGCCGATACGGGCGATCTGGCCGGGACGATTCAGGAAGCCGAACGCCGGCTTTCCGATCTGAACCTGCCGCCGGATCGGCGCGAAAAATATCTTGGAGAGGTGACGCGTCGCACAGCGGCAGCGTCGGAGATGCGGCGTATTCAGCGGCAGGAGGCCGTTGAGGCTTCCGAGACAATGATCGCTGCGCTTGATCTCGATCCGTCGATCGATGCGGGCCGCGTTGCTGATCAGGTCGGCGAGCTCCGACGGCTTGGCGCCCATAGCCAGGCGGTGAAGCTCGAAGCTGCACAGATGGTGCGGGAGCTGTCACCGGTATTCCAATCCGGTACGGCAGCGGAGAAATCGGCTGCGCTGGCTGGCCTGAACAAGCGCATCACCGAAGGCGCTTCTGCACCGGCGGCTGACTCCGCCCAGCTGCTCCGGGACTTCGAGGGCTTCCGCGCCCGCCCCTACTGGGATGTGGACGCCTATCGGATCGGGTACGGCTCCGACACGATCACGCGCGCCGATGGGACGATCGTTCGTGTGCGTCCCGGCATGGAGGTTACGCGCGAAGACGCGGAGCGGGATCTCGAACGGCGCAAGGGTGAATTCGAGCAGGGCATCATCGGCGATATCGGCGTCGATTCCTGGTCAGGATATGGCAAGAACGTCCAAGCCGCGCTGACCTCGATCGCTTACAATTACGGGAGCCTACCGGGGTCCGTGGCGCGGGCCGCCGCAACCGGTGATCCGGAGCTTCTCGCGCAGGCTGTCGAGGGGCTGAAGGGCCACAACGACGGGGTCAACGCCGGACGCCGGCAACGTGAGGCGGATCTGATCCGGGGCGGCGGCGCAACCGGAAGCGCGGCCTACATTACTGCAAAGACAGAGTTGCAGCGTCGTTTCAACGATTCGGCGGTCGAGCTGTGGTCAGGAGTAAGGCGCGCATTCGACGACGGCTATTCGCCCTCGGCGGAAGAGCTCAACGAACTGACCGCGATGTTCCCGCTGATCTCGGACGCGAAGACGCGCGACGAGATTGTCGGACGCCTCAACCAGGAGGGTGCGCTCGATGCCCTCGACGGGGTTGAACAGTTCCGCCTGCGGGAGATGATCGACGACAGCCGGCGGGCGGCTGAGTCCGGCGATCTCAATGCAGCTGAGCGAGCTTTGCTGAGCGCCATGGATGATCGGGAGCAGGCACTGACACAGCGTCTGCGCGATGATCCGCTCTCGCTGGCATCCGGTGCCGGGCCGCTGGCATCGGAGCTCGGAACCGGGGTGCGCGAATCGATCGGGCCGCTGCGGTTTGAAGATAGCGACGCACTGGGGCGGCAGCTCGGCGCACGCGGGCTCGTAGCGCGGGCCATATCCGGATATCATCGTCAACCGCTGGGATCGGTGTTGCGCCCTTCGGATGTCCCGCAGATCCGGCAGATGCTGCAAAGCGGAGATGCTGGAACCGTGGCTGCGTTCTTCGGCTCGGTCGAGGGGCTCGATGATGACCTCCTCGCCGCGACCCTCTCCGACAAGAACCTGGCCGAATCCGTTTCGGGCCTGCTCAAGACCACCGATCCGGAACGCTACGGCGCCGCGATGTCGGGCATGGACCAGATCATGCGCCGCAATCCGGATCTGTTCATCGACGCCTTCGGCGAAGATGCCGTGGGGCGCGTCCGGGGATGGCAGGACGCCCTTGTCCACGCGACACCGGAGCAACAGGCCCGCGCGCTGCAACGCCGCCTGGACGGCTCACAGGGCGCGATCGTGAAGGAATGGGAGCAGGAGGCCGAAACCTTCGCGCGTGAGAAGCGCGCCGCTGATATCGGGGCCGAGCTGCTGGGCACGTTCGAACGTTCATGGCGCGCGGATCTTTCAGCGCCTGAGACACGGGCGGCGCTGGAGAATGATTATCGTCAGGTGCTGAAGAAACAGATGGTGATCACCGGGGATATCGATGCCGCACACGGTGCAGCGATCGAGACGATGCGGCGGCGCTGGGCCACCTCTGCGACGAACAACGGAAAGCTGACAAAGCATCCTCCGGAAAAGCATTATCAGCAGATCGGTGGTTCACACGACTGGCTCCGTGAGCAGCTGGTCGAGGACCTGTCGTCGCATCTGGAGATCGATCGCGGGGAACTGGAAACGACCGAACGCGGTCGAGAGCGTCGGGCGATCATTCGCTCGCGCGGTACGACCGATTCCGCAGGCTCCCCTGATGTGCCCTACACCCTCGTCGCTACGGCGGACACTCAAGCCGATATCACGGCAGGTGAGCCGCCGCGCTACGATGTCGTCTTTACCGATCCCGAAACCGGGTTGCTCGAAGTGCTGACCTGGCGGGCCGATTTCGACAAGGCAATGATGCCGGCACGTATGCGCGCCGCCGATCAACGTCGGCAGTTTCTCGAAACGGAGCGCACCGGTCGTCAGCAGGCGGAGGAACGTCTCGGCGATCCTGATTTCAATCGCGGACGGCGCGGCATGGAAGCCCTCGATCAGCGCCGGCGGGAGATGGATTGATGCCTTTCCTTGAACGAGAGAGCCCGCGCGCCCGAAACCTCCTGCCGATGGAGGCAGAGCAAGAGCGACCAGCACTCGGGGAAACGATCGCCGCCGGTTTTCGGCAGGAAAACACCGTTGCCAATATCGCGCGGGTGCTGCGCGACTATCAGTCGTTCGAGCCCGAAAAGGATTATGACCCGGTCGAGCACCTTCGGGGAACGCCATATGAGGGCAATCATCTCGACCGGTTCGTCACGTCTCGTTCTGCCGCCGAAACCGAGCACATCATGCGCCGGATCGATCAGGAGAACGAGAACCGCGAAACGCTGGCGGCCTCCGGGTTTGCGGGTGTCGTCTCTTCCATCGCAGGCGGTCTGATCGATCCGACCATCGTTCTGCCCGGTGGCGCGCTGTACCGCACGGCACGCGGCGGTGTCTCAATCGGGCGTACCGCTATGAGCGTCGGCGGCGCCGGCGCGGCGGCTGCGGGCGTTGCCGAGGGCGTTCTCGGTATGACGCAGGAGACACGCACGCGCGAAGAGATGGCGCTGAACATCGGCGCATCGACGATCCTCTCTGGCTTGCTCGGTGGTGGCGCTGCCTCGTTGCTATCCCGCGCTGAGCGCCGAGCGCTCGACCAGGCACTGGCTGCGGATATCAGGCGGATGGAGGGCCGGGCCCCGGACGAGGCAGCCGGCCTTGCCGATGGATCCGATGGTCGAACGGAGATGCCCGATCTTTCGAGCGATGGGGCGCGCATTCCGGATATGCCGGATGATACCGTCCGCCCTGCCGGCGATCCGGCGAATATGGACGTGCCGGCGATGCGCGATGCCGGTGCGGCTATGGCGGATCGGCGAACCGGGCTACTCGCGTCAACCGGGTTGAGCGAAGTGCCGTGGCTGAGCACCGCATTCGAGCGCATGTCACCGACGCACCGGTTGCTGGCGAGCGAAAACGTCGCATCGCGTCGCGCGGTGAGCGATCTCGCGGAATCGGCGCTGATGAGCGTGGATGCACAGCGTGGCGTCACACCGACGCGCGCGGGCGGCCCGGCTGCCGAGCGTGAGACCGCACTCGCTCAGCGGCAAACACTCGTCGCGATGGATGACGTGATCGAAGACGCATGGCTCCGATACCGGTTTGGTTCGCGGGAATCGGCGCCGTGGTTCGCACGGCAGCGTGACGCACTCGACGAGATGCGTGGCACCGGTGCCGGCGGCAAGCTGTCGTTCGGGCGTTTCGACGAGGAAGTCGGGCGAGCGATGCGCGCCGGCGATCGCCATGAAGTTCCGGAAGTCGCTGATGTGGCACGCTGGGTGCGGCAGAACGTGTTCGAGCCCTGGAAGGAGCGCGCGATCAAGCAAGGCCTGCTCCCGGAGGGGGTCGAGGTTTCGACTGCCGAATCGTACTTCATGCGGTCCTATAACCGGGAGGCAATGAAGGCACGCGCACCGGAAGTCCGGCGACGTGTCACCGACTGGCTGGAGGCGGAGCAGACCCGCAAACGCGATATCCAGACCAAGATCGAAGCGCTCGACGACCAGCGCCGAGCCGTCGCCGATCAGGTCCGCAAGGTCGAGGACCGGATCGCGCGATCTGAGCGGCGGCTTGCGGAGCTCGATGCACGGCAGGCCGAACGGCAGATGGCGACGCGTGATGCGGCAAACCGGGAGGAGGTCCTCACTGAGCGTGTGGCCGACCAGGCGGAAGCGCTCTCCGAGCTGGAGGAAGCGGTCGCGGCCTTCCGATCGCAGACCGTGGCGCCGGAATTGCGGGGACGGATCGCGGACCTCGAGGCGAATGTGCGGGCGCTGCGCCGGGAGGAAGCGCGCTCGCGGATGAGCGAGAAGGATCTGGAGAAGGCGCGCAAGGCCGAAGAGGATGCGTATCTCGCCGATGATTTCGTCGGCAAGGTCGCCGATATGGTGGTGGGTCGCCGCAATCCTCCCAAGGTGCCGTCATTCGTTCAGTGGATCGTGGATGCCGGCGGGATCGTGGACCAGGGCGGCGATGTGCGCGCCATGATGGGCGGGGCTCCGCAGGCTCGCCCGGGCCTCCTTAACCGCAACAGCGGCTCGTCGATCGACGAGATCGGTGAACGTCTGGCCGACGAGTTCCACTGGATGTTTCCGGAGCGCCCTTCCGAGGCGGATGTGCTGGAAATGATCGATGCCTCGCTGCGCGGCGCCGAACCGCACTGGTTCGTTGAATCCCGCCTTGCGCCGGACGAGCAGGATCTGGTGCGCGTCTCCGATGACATCGACGACATCCGGCGCGCGATGGATGAGAGCGGATATCCCCTCAACAGCCGGCGTGATTACGCCCGTTTCATGCTCGACAATCAGGAGGCGTTGCCGGCCGGACCGGAGCGGTTCGATGCGCCCGGCGCCGATCCCATCCCGGCGGGTGTACGTCTGGAGAGTGCCGAGGGCTCTCTTGCGGGTGTTCGCGATCGCGTCGAGGAGATCCGGGATGTGGCAGAGCGGGCGCGGCGTCGGGCCGATACCGTTGATCGACGGCTCGGCCAGGACGAGGCGCGGCTTGATGAGGTTCAGCGGGTGCGAGGTCGCGGCGATCGGCGCATGGATGAGCTGTCGCGGCAGGAGGCGATTGCGTCTGAGCGGCGGGCGCTGCAGGACGAGATGATGGCGATCGCGCGGGCACACGAGGAATCGGTGTACCGCGCCATTGAAACCGAGCTCGAGCAGTGGGGCGGCAAGAGCGCTCGCGATGCGTTGTCATCGATCCGGGCGCGGGACAAGGCGGCGACGGAGGCCGGGCGCTCGGCGGACGCCCCCCGGCTGCGCGGGGCTGATCGGGACATCCGTTCTGCCGTTCGACGCATCATCGGGTCCGATCGGGATATGTCGCGGCAGGAGCTGGAGGCGCGCGCGGGTGAGATCTACGATCGCATCATCTCGACGCCCGATGGGAGGCTGCCTTACGACGAGGCCAGCACGGGCGGTGCAGCCGGGGCATCAAGCCGCGATCGCCCGCGTGGCGCCCTCGCCTCCCGCGAATTCATGATCCCTGATGAAGTGCTCGACGACCTCGGGGTGCTCGACAATTCAGCGCTTCAAGGTGTGCGCGGCTTCATGCACGGCACCGTGCCGGACATCGTCCTGACCGAGCGGTTCGGCGACTTCAACCTGACCGATCAGATCAAGCAGATCAACGAACAGGCGCAGGAACTGATAGCGCAAGATCCCAAGCGCTCCACCCAGATCATCGAGCAGCGTGATCGCGACATCAAGGCGCTGGCCGGGATCCGCGATCGCATTCGTGGTGTCTACGCATCCGGAGGGGATGCGACATCGCGCCATGCCGGCCGCATTGGTTCGTTCCTGCGGTTTTTCAACATGGCGGTGGATCTCGGCGGTGCGACCGTCTCCTCGATCCCGGATCTCGGCAATCCGATCTTTCGATGGGGCTTCACGCGGGTGTTCGGCGATGCCTGGCGCCCGTTTGTGCGTGGACTCGTCGGCGCGTCGGATGGGTTTGCGCAGGCAAAGCGGCAATACCGGGCGATGGGAATCGGTGTCGAGATGGCTCTGCTTACCCGCTCGCGCTCGATCAACGACATCTCGGCGAGCTACCGGGCGGAATCGCGCATCGAGCGCACCATGCAGGTGATCGGCGAGGGCTCGCAGATCCTGAACCTCCAGGCGCCCTGGACGGACATGACTCGCACCATCGCCTCGATCGTCTCCGGCAACGAGATATTCCGCGCTGCGCGGGCTGTCAGTCAGGGCAATGCCACGGCGAAGCAAGTCCGCGATCTTGCATCGTCCGGGATCGATCAGAGCCTTGCGCGCCGGATCTGGAGCGAGTTCGAGCGGGGTGGCGAGGTCGTTGATGGGGTGCATCTGCCGAATACGGCGGACTGGCAGGATGCCGCCGCGCGCCGGGCTTTCGAGGGTGCCGTTGCGCGGGAGGCTGATATCACGGTGGTCAATCCCGGGCAGGAAAAGCCGCTGTGGATGTCAACGCCGATCCTCGGCCTGATCGGGCAGCACAAGAGCTTCATCATGGGTGCGACGGAGCGCATCCTGCTGGCGAACCTGCAACGTCGCGATGCGCACACCCTTGCCGGGTTCATGACGATGATCTCGCTCGGCATGGTCGCTTCCGCGCTCTACTCGATCAATTCGGGCAAGGGGTTCCCGGAGCGTCCACAGGACTGGGTGAAGGAAGGCATCTCGCGGTCGGGTGTTCTGGGCTGGCTGGAAGAGGCGAACTCGATCACGGCCCAGGCCACATCCGGCGGGATCGATGCCTATCGGCTCATCGGCGCCGATCGCCCGCTGCAGCGATTTTCCAGCCGGTCGGTGCTCGAACGGGCGATGGGCCCAACCGTGGGCAAGATCAACACGGTCACCGGTCTGACATCGGCGCCCTTCGGTGAGGAAGGGTGGAACGCGCGCGACACCGCGAATCTTCGGCGGCTCGCACCCTATCAGAACTTGTTCTACATCAGGCGTCTGCTCAACGAGGTCGAGGACGGGGTGAACCAGTCGCTTGGCATCGATCCGCTCGATCAGCGCTGATGGCTGTGCGGTGCGCGGAGACGGGCGCAGCGCAATCGTTGCGACATGAGCACGCCATCAATCGCTGACGCTGACCGCATCGTCGAATATCCCTCGGCCAACGGGACGGGGCCATACGCCGTGCCGTTCCCGGTCTTCGAGGAAACCGGCGCGGATCTTTATGTGACGCTGGACGGTGAGGAGGTTGGAGGATGGACCGCAGAGGCGACGGTCTTCCCCGGCTTCTACGGCGCGCCGAACACGTACCTGCTCGAACTGACATTCGACGAATCGATCTCGGGACATCTGGTCATTGAGGGGCGCCGGGCGCCTCGCCGTGTATCGCAGTATGTCGAGGGTCGCGGTATCCCGGCGCGCGACCACAATGCCGAACTGAACACGCTCACCGCGATCGCGCGCGAAACATTCCAGCGACAGAACCGGTTCGATTCGCGCCTCGGCGAGGTCGACGAAGCCGTTGATGCGGCAGAGACGAGCGCGGGCATTGCGGGAGACGCTCGCGACGAAGCAATTTCAGCGCGCGACGATGTCTTTGCACGCTACCTCGGCGAACTCGCCGAGGATCCCGACACGCGCCTCGACGGCTCTGCACTGCAGGGTGGCGAGTGGTATGTGCGGCCGGACGGGACGCAGCGGGTTTATGCGAGCGGGAGCGGCACCTGGTCGAACGCGCCGCAGGGGCCGGAGGGCGGGTCAGGAGACATGCCGGAGGCGCGCGTCAAGGGACGTGCGACCGGCGCCGGGAGCGGTCCACCGGCGGATCTCGATGGTGATGCGGTTCGCACGATAACAGGCAGCGTTCGGCAATCCGACGTGTTCGGCTGGGTTGATCCGGCGGCGGCGTCAGAGGCCACCGGCACGATCACATGCGATCTCCAAAACGGCGCGCAACTGTTTTTCACCCGCACCATGGCCGGCAATGAAACGCTGGCAGCGCCGTCGAATGCCCCACCGGGCGCGACGTTCTACCTGCTGGTGACACCGGGGGCAAACACGCTGTCCTTCGCAACGGGCTATGAGGGGCCGAACGACGCTCTCCCCAACCCGACAACGGAAACGCTTCTCGCCATCGTCGTCGCGGGCGCTTCGCGCTTCCTCGTGCATGTCGTCGGTTCTGATTACGGAGACGGCACATGATCCCCGGCATGCCTGTAGCGTTCAGGCGCGCATTTCGCCCTATCCAGGCAACCGGGGGCACCGTCACGGATATCACCGTCTCCGGGCGCAAGTGGCGCGTCCACACCTTCCTTTCCGGCGGGGACTTCATTGTCTCCGAGCGCGGTATGGATGGTAGCGTTGAATACCTAATTGTTGCCGGAGGCGGCGGCGCTGGTTCCGTCCGCGGCGGTGGCGGTGCGGGTGGTTTTCTGCCGGGTGCAAAAGCCGTCACTGCGCAAACATACCCGGTTGTCGTTGGGGCTGGCGGACCGGGTGGTGCGTCAGGCGGCGCTAACCCCGGCACGAAAGGCGGCAATTCATCTGCACTCGGCGAGACGGCTATTGGTGGTGGGCGAGGCGTGACTGATGGTGGAACCGTCGGCGGCGATGGTGGTTCCGGCGGTGGCGGCTCTGACGGCGCCGGGGGTAGCGGCACATCCGGCCAGGGCAATGACGGTGGTGTAGGGTCTGGCATCTATGGCGGCGGCGGCGGCGGCGCCAGTGCAGCGGGCGGCAATGCTGTCGGAACGACGCCGGGTGACGGCGGCAACGGGCTGAAATCGTCAATAACAGGGGCCGACACCGACTACTGCGGCGGCGGTGGCGCGGGAGGGTTCGATACGGCAACTGGAGGATCTGGCGGCGATGGCGGCGGGGGCAATGGCGGCTCCGGTTTTTCATCCGGCGCTGCAAATTCAGGCAGCGGCGGCGGCGCGGGCGGCTCCACCACAACATCCAGCAGTGGAGCCCGTGGCGGCGGCAACGGCGGCTCTGGCATCGTCATCATCCGGTATCCCTTGGAGGCTGCGCCATGAGCACGATCCGCGCAATCTATGACACGGCGACCAGCGATATCTCATTCGAGAACGCTGCCGGGCCGCACTCTTGTGATCTGGTAGCCGCACTCGATCGCCATGGGCAAACGATCGACATTCGCGGGCTCAAGCTCGGCGCGACCGTCTCGATCGACGGCGTTGTCGTGAAGGAAATCAGCCTGCCGCCGCCGGGCGTCGAATACCGCTCGACGGATCAGAGCACGCTCGCGACCGTCCGCATCCGCCCGTTCCCGCCCGATGCCACATGCACGATCGCCGTGTGGGTTCACACCCGCGACGGCGCGCAGCACGACGCCGAAACCACATTCACCATCCCGCGCCCGCCGCAACCCTACCCGTCATGGATCTGGGATGGCAGCGCCTGGCATGCGCCGGAGCTCTACCCGGACGATGGCGAGCTGTACGAATGGGATGAGGATGCCGGCGCCTGGGTGCCCTACGACGAGCCGGACGAGCCCGCTTAACCGCCCCTGCAACCCGTCATGATTGCACCATCATCGCTGTGCGGTGCGGCCCCGCCGCGACCTGCGCAGGGTGGTGCGAGATAGCGGGGGCATCAATCATGAGTGCATTCGACGCGGCACTGCCGGTCATCCTTCGACACGAGGGCGGGTATGTGGATCACCCGCGCGATCCCGGTGGCGCGACGAACAAGGGCGTCACGATCGGCACCTTGTCGGACTGGCTCGGGCGCCCGGCCACGAAGGCGGAAGTCAAGGCGCTCAAGGTCAAGGACGTGGCGCCGATCTACAAAGCGAACTATTGGGACGTGATTCGCGGGGATGATCTGCCGATGGGGGTCAATCTTGTGACCTTCGATGCATCGGTGAATTCCGGTCCCGCTCGCGGTGCCCGCTGGCTGCAGCGAGCCGTCGGCACGAAGGCTGATGGCGCGGTGGGCGATATCACCGTGGCGGCGACGAGGAAGGCCGATCCGAAGGTGACCGTGAAGCGCTCGACCGATGATCGCCTGGGCTTCCTGCAGGGCCTGCGCACCTGGAGCACGTTCGGGCGCGGCTGGGGGCGGCGCGTCGGTGAGATCCGCGCGCTCGGGCTTCTCTGGGCCGGCGAGAAGAAGGCGGAGATCCTCGGGGATGCATCCGACATCGACAAGCGCGCCTCCAAAGACGATCGGGCAGCTGCCGGCAGCGCGACCGGCGGCGCGGCGAGCGGCGGCTCTGCCCCGCTGATGATCGAGGATCCTGTGCAGATCGCGGTACTGGTCGTCGTCGCGATCGCGCTGGTTGGGCTCGGCTACTTTCTGGCGCTGCGCGGACGCGCTCGCCATGACGCGGCGCGGGCGATGCGCGAGACCTTGGGAGAGAGATGATGCGAAATTCATGGCAACACCTGGCGCGCCCGCTGACAGAGGCAGGGCTGACTATTCTCGCCGGCGCGATCGGCGGGCCGGGCGGCGCGATCGCTGCCAGTGTCGGACGCGAGATCGCATCGCAGCTCGGCGTCGCGGCCTCGCCGCGCGCGGTGGAGGAGGCAATCGAGCAGCATCCGGCGGACGTGGCGAAGACGCTCAAGCGCTACGAGGCCGATGCCGGCGACAAGCTGGAGCTGCTCGCGCAGGAGCAGGCCGACATGGCGCGCATCCTGGAACGCGCCGACCAAGGCCCGTTTTTCCGCTGGGGCTGGCGGCCGGCGATCATGTGGCTGCTGGCCGTGTTCTGGACGATGAACCTGATCGGCATTCCGGTCATCCTCAACGGCATGCTCGGCTACACGATCCCGCTCGCTCCGTTCGATGCCCTGATCACGCTAACCGGGCTCTACCTCGCTCTCTACATGGGCGGGAATACGGTTCTGCGCGTGATGGGTAACCGTGGGGGCGCAGCATGACGGAGGCGCAACTTCCTTTGCTGGGGCTGATCGTCGCGGTGCTGGGGCTTGCCGGGACAGCCTGGTGGCGGGTGCAAAGCCATATCAACAGCGTCCGGAAAGAGTTCGAGGGGCGAATCCAGACGATCTCGGCTCAATCGTCCATGACTGCGATGCAGCTCTCCGAGTATCGGACCTATGTCGCGGAGCACTACATCTCGAAACAAGGTTTCCGGGAGACGATGGAGACGGTCTCGGCGACGCTGCAGACCATCAACACCAACCTGACGCACCTGAACGAGCGCATCGACCGCGTGATCGAAAACCAGCACGCGACACCAAGGAAGAATGAGAGAACTTCGTCATGACGCTGCTCGCGAACGTACCCAACGCTCCCGCTGAGGTCGATGATGCTGAGTCTTTCGTCGTCAACGCGCCGAACGCGCCCGCCCCTTCACCGAATCCGGAGAACATCACGCACAAGGGGCGGCTGCGCTCGATCACGTCGGTTCTGGCGCGCGCCTTCACCTATCTGACAGTCACGCGGCTGTCGGATCTCGGGAGTGCACTCGCGCCTGATATGGCGCCGAAGGTGTTTGCCAAGATCGAAGGCGAGAACGTTGAGCCGGTGTGGGGTGCTGCATCCTCGGCTCCTGCTCTGGGTGCCGGAACACTGACGGGGCGCGTGGTCAGCATGGGCCCGATGCGACGGGTGTCGATCACATTGACGATCGGCTCCGATACGGCGATGGGCACGGGCGCGTGGCACTTCACGCTGCCCTCGCCGCTCGACGACAATGCGGCAGCAACGGCGATCGGCAGCGTTGTAGGCCGCGACGCGACCGGTTCGCGCTGGCGGGTCGGCTCCTGCCGCGTCGTCGCCGGCGAAAATCAGATCGAATGCTTTACCGATGACGTAGCCGATGCCTGGTCTGCAACGGTGCCCCATACCTGGGATGACGGCGACACGCTCACACTCTCGATCGAGTATGAAACCGAGGCACCTTCGGAATAA